AGAACAGATGATGGCGCACATCAATGACCTGCAAGTTAAGGTTAAGTTGATTGAAGAGCGCGAGAAGGTGGGGAAGAAATAATGGCCTTTACAACCAACACAACAGCGTTCAACCCTGACCTCAACGAGATATTCGAAGAGGCGTTTGAGCGTTGTGGCTTGGAGTTGCGCACGGGCTATGACTTTCGTACCGCACGGCGTAGCCTGAACTTCCTGATTGGCGAGTGGGCTAACCGGGGCATTAACCTGTGGACTATTGAGCAGGGTTCGATCAACTTGGCGCAAGGAGTGACTACGTATGATCTACCTAATGATACCGTTGATCTTCTGGAACATGTTATTCGCACTGATTCCGGACAGGGTCCTAACCAAACTGATTTAAACATCACACGTATTAGCGTCTCGACTTACTCAACGATCCCGAACAAGCTGGCGCAAGGTCGCCCAATTCAGGTGTGGATTAACCGCCAGTCGGGACAGACGACAGATTTGCTTGGTGCAACCCCCGCTTACCCACAGATTAATGTGTGGCCTGCGCCGGATCAGGGTACGACCCAGAACCCGTACTACGTGTTTTATTACTGGCGGTTGAAGCGTATATTTGATGCTGGCAACGGCGTGAACGTGCCGGATATTCCGTTCCGTTTCCAGAACTGCTTGGTGGCGGGGCTTGCTTATATGCTGGCGGTGAAGAAAGCAGAAGTATCGCCGGATCGTGTGATGGCGTTGAAGATGATGTATGACGAGGCATGGGACTTGGCAGCATCGGAAGACCGCGAGAAGGCTGCGGATCGGTTGGTTCCACGTGAGTTCTTTATTGCGTAACGATGGGCAATCGGTTTAGTTCAGGCAAAAATTCGATCTCGGAATGTGATCGATGCGGATTTCGGTTCAAACTGAAAGTCCTGAAAAAGCTTGTCATTAAGACGAAGCAGGTTACGATTAAGGTATGCCCGACATGTTGGGAACCTGATCAGCCGCAGTTGCAGCTAGGTATGTATCCGGTAGATGACCCACAAGCAGTACGGGAACCACGACCAGATAACAGTTACAGGCAGGCGGGCTACACAGGTTTGCAGTTGACGTTGAACACGGATTTTGGAGACCCGTCTGGTGGTAGCCGGGTATTCCAGTGGGGTTGGGCACCGGTTGGTGGAGCAAGTGCAAACGATGTGGGTTTAACACCAAACGCTCTGGCCCCCATCAGTGTAGTGGGTAACGTGACAATTACATAGGAGTTGATATGAACAACATGAAGAAGATCGCCAAGGCGGAAGTCAAGGCTCATGAGAAACGTATGCACGGTGCCAAGAAGATGGCTAAGGGCGGCGTGACTTCGGAGCAAATGAAAGCTATGGGTCGTAATCTGGCTCGGGTTGCTAACCAAAAATCGGGCTGATCATGGCTAAATATTCACAAAAGCAGGGCGGCAAAGAAGTAGGCCAAGCTGCTGTTTACGCGGAGCCACACACCATGGACGGTAAAAAAGTTAAAGCTGACCTGCCATACACAGCAGGTGCTAAAGTCGTTAACGAGATGAATCCATCCGTTGCGGGTATCTCCAAGGGTAACTACAAGGAAACCAAGACTACGGGTATCAAGATGCGTGGCGCAGGTGCTGCCATTAAGGGAACTATGTGCCGTGGCCCTATGGCTTGAGGTGAGTCGTGACTTACAACGAACTGTTCATTGCCGTTAAAGACTACCTGCAAAACGACTTCCCGTCGAATACATGGACAAACGTAGCAGGTACAGGCACCACTACGTCTACCGGTACTGAACAGATCGACCTCTTCATTACGCAAGCTGAAGAGCGCGTTTACAACACCGTTCAGATTCCGGCACTGCGTAAAAACGTCACAGGAGCAACCTCCAGCGGCAATAAGTACTTGTCCTGCCCATCCGACTTTTTGTCGGTGTTTTCTATTGCGGTTATTGAAAACATGGGTACAGCGACCGAAAACTATACTTACCTGCTAAACAAGGATGTGAACTTCATCCGGGCAGCGTACCCCAGTTCGCAAGACCAAGGGCTTCCTGAATACTACGCCTTGTTTGGACCTACGGTAACGTCTAACGTTATTACGGATGAGTTAAGTTTTATCCTTGGCCCGACTCCTGACGATGACTATGACGTTGAGTTGCATTATTACTATTACCCTGAGTCAATCACGGTTGCTGGTGATGGGCGTACATGGCTTGGCGATAACTACTCGCCCGTGTTGTTGTATGGCACGTTAGTTGAAGCATATACGTTCTTAAAGGGCGAAGTTGATTTGACCGCACAGTACGAGAAAAAGTACCAAGAGGCGTTAGGTCAACTGAATCGTCTGGGTACAGGTCTTGAGCGTGGTGATGCTTACCGTGATGGTCAGGCTAAGATTAAGGTGAATCCGTAATGGCGATCCAGCAAGGACTGACAAATAGCTTTAAGCAGGAGATGCTCCAAGGCGGGCAAGACATTGTCAACGATACGCTCTACATGGCGTTGTACACAGCGTTCTCAGATATTGGGCAGTTGACCACGGAGTACACCGCTGTAAACGAAGTAGTAGACGCAACCTATCCACCGGGCGGGGTTGAGGTAACAGGTGCAGTACTGAGCACACAGACGACTGGCCCGAATGCTGGTACGGTGTACGTTAACTTCGACAACGTGTCTTGGCCCAACGCTAACTTTATTGCTCGTGGTGCTTTGATATACAACACCAGCCAAGGCGGTAAATCAGTGGCTGTACTGGACTTTGGTTCAGATAAAACATTTTCTTCAACTAGCAATACCGTTACGATGCCAGCAAACACGGCAACGACGGCACTAATTCGTTTACCTTAAGAGGTTATTATGCTTATCGCAAAGTCCGCAGGAACAGACAACGTAAGCTCGGCACTTACTGCACGTACAGGTGTTTCAGCAGGTATGCAGGCGGGCGGTGTGTTTCATGTGCAGTGCTTAGACAAAGACGGCAACCTTAAGTGGGAAACCACTAAGCACAACATTGTAGTTCAAGAAGGTTTGCAGAACATGAATAATGTATATCTGGGCGCAACCTCAAAACCTACTTGGTACCTTGGCCTAATCACTGGCCCCGGTTCGGGGACATCATTTAGTACGACAGACACGCTGTTATCTAAATCATGGACTGAGTTCACGAACTACTCCGGTTCTCGTCCGGCAGTGACATTTGGGACGGGAACACTGGCTGATCCATCTGTCATTAGCAATTCAGCTTCCCCTGCGCCGTTCTCTATTACTGGCGCTGGCGGAACAGTTGCTGGCGCGTTTCTTTGTACGGTAGCCAGTGGTACATCAGGTATATTATTTTCGGAGTCAGACTTTCAATCTCCGGGAGACCGTGTTGTTGTATTGGGCGACACGCTTAATGTAACCTACTCCTTCAGTCTTGACGCAGCGTAACCCGTGTTTTCTAGCTCTCCATTTGCAGCCGCGCCTTTCGCTGCCGTTGGGGTAGAGGCTGTAGTATTTGATAGCGCCGTAGCAGAGTCTGCAACCGCATCAGAAACAACAGCAGCACAAGCTACGTTTACTCCCCTAGCTAGTGAAAGTGCGGTCGGGTCAGATAGTGTATTGGTAGTAGCATCAAGTTTTAGTGCAGCGGTTGCCGAAGATGCGGTGGCTTCTGATACCGTTTCAGCGTTGGTTATTGTTGCTGCGGCTATAGCAGAGTCCGTTAGCGGTAGTGACGCTATAAGCGCCTTAGTGGTGTTTGAAACTGCGGTGCTAGAAGCCGCTACTGCAAGTGAAATAGTCGCTGCGGCTGTAAATTTTGCAGTTGCTATTTCCGAGTCAGCGGTTGCAGCCGACGTTGTAGTTGGCAGTCTTGTTTACGCAGCAGTCATAGAAGAGCTATGCAATGCGTTAGATACGACGTTTGCCAATGGTATCTTGAATGCGGCTTTATCAGAGACCATCACAGGGCTTGATTCTGTTAGCGCAACAGCATCTATGTCTGTTTCTCTGGCAGAAAGCAGTGTTGGTTCTGACAGCGTATTGGTAGCGCCTTCTACGTTTAACGCGGCGATAAGTGAGGGTACTGAAGTTCTTGCGTCAGTATTGGCCTCTGCGGTGTTTATTGCTACCATAACCGAAGGCGCGGTGGCAGCGGATCAGCTAGTTGCACGGTTCCTTTGGGAACTTATTGACGATGCGCAGACGGTTAGTTGGGGGGTAATTGGAACAAACCAAACCCCGGCATGGGGGGCTGTTGATAACGCCCAAGCAATTAGCTGGTCCGCACTAAATACTGATGTACCCCCCGGCTGGACTGTTATATACGATGAACAGACAGCCTCGTGGCAAGTAGTAAACACGCTGGGATAAAAATGGCGCTTATAGTTAAAGATAGAGTTCAAGAAATATCTACAACGGTAGGTACGGGGACTTTGACGCTTGGTGGCGCAGTTCTTGGGTATCAGTCTTTTGCTGCCATAGGTAACGGCAATACCACCTACTACACAATCTTTGACCCAGCAGCATATGACTGGGAAGTTGGTATTGGAACGTATACCTCGTCAGGTACAACGCTCTCCCGCGATACGGTGCTGTCCTCAAGTAATGGCGGTGCTCTCGTGTCTTTTGCGTCTGGCACCAAAAACGTATTCTGTACGTATCCGTCAGAGCGTTCTGTATATCGGGACACGGCAAATACTTACACCGTCCAGCAAGCCTTTGACGCACTCACAGCGAATTCAATCGCGCTGACCACAGGGACAATTACCACCACCCCAACTAACAACACGGATATTGTTAATAAGCAATACGCCGACGCAATTGCATCTGGTATTCATTTCCATGAAGCCGTGGCCTATGCAACTACCGCAGCACTGCCCGCCTGCACCTATAACAACGGCACATCTGGCGTTGGCGCAACGCTGACTGGAAATTCTAACGGTGCTTTAACAATTGACAGTTATACGTTTACTTCACCAGCGGATAACGGAACGCGGGTTCTGATTAAAGACCAAGCAAATGGCGCTCAGAATGGTGTTTACACGTTAACTCAAGCAGGTAATTCATCGCCCGGTGCGCCTTTTATTTTGACCCGCGCAACTGACTTTGACACTGCTGGCACCGGAGTTAACCAGATTGACGAGGGCGATTTCTTCTTAGTGACCGGCGGCGTTGTTAATCTCAATACCGCTTGGGTGCAACAGACTGCGCCCCCTATAGTAGTTGGTACGACCGCGCTTGTCTTCCAACAATTTGCCGCGCCAATTACTTACACGGCAGGAACAGGGTTAAGTGAATCTCCAGCGTATACATTTAATATTGCCAACACCGCAGTAACAGCAGCAACGTATGGCACGGCTTCGTCTGTCGGAACCTTTACGGTAAACGCACAAGGTCAGATAACCAACGCAGTAGACACAGCAATCGCCATTTCGTCCGCTGCGGTCTCAGGACTGGCTGCGTCAGCAACTACAGACACAACGAATGCCGCCAATATTACATCGGGCGTTTTGCCGACAGGCAGAATTTCAGGCACCTATACAGGGCTTACTGGTACGGGCGCATTAGCCGCAGGTTCTCTCGCAACAGGTTTTACTGCGGTATCCGCACCTCTTGGTGGCACAGGCCAGACTTCCTACACAGTAGGCGACATTCTCTACGCAAGCACCTCCACTGCACTGTCTAAGTTGGCGGATGTTGCAGTAGGCAATGCTTTAATTTCAGGGGGTGTTGCTGCGGCCCCAGTTTGGGGGAAGATCGGTCTAGCTACGCATGTGTCGGGGGTATTGGATGCAACGAATGGTGGAACAGACCAATCGTCCTATGCCGTTGGCGATTTGCTTTATGCCAGTACAACTACGGCTTTATCCAAACTGGCTGACGTAGCTACAGGCAACGCAATTATTTCCGGTGGTGTGGGCGTTGCTCCTAGCTACGGCAAGATTGGTCTTACAACGCATGTGTCTGGTATTTTGCCAGTAGCCAACGGCGGCACTAATGCTTCCACTGCCAGCATTACATCGTTCAACAACATCACGGGCTACACGGCTGCTGGTGCAACTGGCACAACATCTACTAATTTAGTGTTCTCTACAAGCCCAACGCTTGTGACCCCCGTCTTAGGAACTCCAACATCGGGCACTTTAAGCAACTGTACGGTTGATGGCACAAATAATGTTGGTTATTTGGGTATGCCTCAAAATGCTCAAACAGGCAGTTACACACTTGTAGCGGCAGACGCGGGTAAGCATATCTATCACGCATCAGGCGCAGGCGCAGCAACTTACACAATTCCGGCCAATGGTTCAGTAGCCTACACTATTGGTACGGCTGTCAGTTTTATTAACCTTTCCTCAACGGCAATCAGTATTGCAATTACCACTGATACTATGTATCTTTCAAGTGCAGGTACCACAGGTACACGTACATTGGCACAATACGGTACAGCTACGGCGGTTAAAGTCACATCAACCGCTTGGATTATCACCGGTAGCGGTTTAACATAAGGATAATTATGACAACTGGAGCAACAACTCTTCTTGGTTTGGCCCTGCCGGTAGACGGTGAACTTGACGGTACATGGGGTGATGTCGTTAACTACGGCATAACTGACTACGTAGATATTGCGGTAGCTGGTACGCTTACTTTGACAGGTGACGGCGCAGTTACCCTAGCCAATACCACAGGTACGGCCAGTGGCACAAACATTGGCGCTACTACAGCGCAGTATGCAGTTATTAAAATCGCTGGTACATTGACCGCAACCAAAGTTGTTACTGCGCCTAG